CACGAGTATCAACATTAGCTTGATCAAGTACACGGCTCATACGAGCTACGACTTGCAAAGGTGTTGCTGTGGTTGTTGATGCAGCAGTTGCACCACCGAAGCGAGGAGCCAACGGAATTGAGTCACCAGTTGTACCAGAAGAGGCACTAGTAGTGATATTTCCGAAGTCTGACATGTCCAACTTGTTAGCAGTCAGAAGTTCACCTGTCAAGTCACCTGATGTTTGGTGTGAAGCAGTACCACTTACAGTACTAATTACCGCACCAGCAGTAGTGTAACCAGACATATATGACAATACATCAGCATCCATTGAGTCAGCCATTTTATAGGCTGCACGATCAGATGACAAACGCATGAAGTCATGGTGGGCTTGCTGCTCTTCAATATCGTCAAGCTTGAAGGCAAAGTAGTTGGCTTTGTCGATAGTCAACTGAAAGTCATTATCAACGAGGTCTTGCGCCGAAACGGTAGTACCACGTAGTAATGCATTCACTGTGATATCTGGCTCTTTAAGAATGCGAACCGTATCACCTTGGTTTGCGATCTCCCCGAAATACTCAGAGTTAGTAATCGCTTGAGTTGTAGCAGCCTTGCGAAACGCAATCTGTGCTTGCTTTGAATAGATGACGCTGGAGAATACTCCGTTGTCAAGGTTGGTGTAGCCAGAGGCTTTTCCAAATGCAGCCATAATTAATCTCCTTATAGATATGACCGTTAAAGTTATAGATCATCATATCCACAGCAGAGGCCAAACTTATCTGAGTAGTCTGTTATTTAGGTATGCCTACCTGTGTAACAGAGGTCAAACGTATTTGGGTAGTCTAGTAGTGGCTAGAGTCTTAGTTAAAATACACATTAACTCATTAAAGTGTACTCAATACAAGTTATATGCAACTCGTACCTATTGTCAATAGTTATTTTGACAAATCATATATAAACTTACCAGCTTTCTGAGCTTCATGTATCTCTTCATGGTGTTTCTCAAACTCTTTGTCACTCATTTTAGCGACAGTAGATTCACGCCAGAAGTTTTTACTCTCATCATCATTTACGGTAGTTCTGCTTTTACTCTTTACAGAAGAGGCTGCTGCCTTATCTGCGCTATTATTAGGTTTAGACTTAATGCCCTTGTGTGACTTGTATAGGTCAATAGCCACTGCTACAGACTTAGCATCCTCAGAGTTCTCGTATAAAGCATCTTGTACAACTTTAGGTTGTTTTTCTGCCCAGTTATGAAACTCATCTGAGGAGCGGATCTCTTCAAAGTCAGGGTGTAAAGACATAAGCTCTGCTTCAGCTTTCTCTTTCTTAGCTTGTGTGCGTAGCTCTTCTATTTCTTTGAGGCGACTATCCAAGGAAGAAGCCTTTTCAGCAGCTTTGTTTTCTGCAATAGCTTCCACAATACCAGCGACATCAGGGTACTTAGATGACCAAGCTTCAATCTCTTCCTTAGACTTGGGAAGAACCAGTTCATTCTTAGTAGCTTTATCAAGTTGTCCCTGTAGCTTTTCAAACTTAGCTTCCCAGTCTTTCTCTTTATTCTGTAGAAGCTTACGGATATCACCATAGCGCTTCTTGAAAGACTTCTCTTCAGCGCTTAGTCCATCTGATTCTGTATTAACTTCTTCAGACTCTTTGGATTCCACAGACCGTGTTTCTTTTTGTTCCGTATTACTCTCATCTGAAACTTGGGTGTTCTCAGCGCTTTCGCTATCGGGTTCCTGATTATCTTCTGCTTCTTCATCGACCTGCTCACCCTTGATGAGTGCCTCTAGTTCGCGTTCTTCTTTCTCAAGCAACTGTTGGTTGCGCTCATGTGCGTAGCTGTCTGCTTTAATAATAGTTTGTTCTGCCATTGACATAGTTGTAGTTCCTTTATGTTGGGGCCAGCATTATTGCCGGGTAGCCTTATAGTTAAACGGGAGCACCGTCTGTGTTTTCTTCTTCCTTGTCTTCCTTAACAAAACCTGTTGGTGTAGCTGTGTAACCTGCAGCTTCCATATCTTTTCTGTAGTTATCACTAGCTTGCTTATGCCATGCGTCTGTACCGCCACTAACTAGAGCATTTGATAGAGACTGATCCTTATCTTTTTGACGCTCTTCTTTTGTTTGAAGTTGCTTATTACCTTGTTCGTCTACTTTACCATAATCTCTTAAGGCAGTGTCTGAAACATCTTCAAGTGGATCATAGAACATACCCGCTCTATTTCTAAAGTTATCCGCAGCGGTACTAACACCAGACTTAATACTATCAGCCATGTTAGTAAGTCCACCTAAAAAGTCTGGCTCATTTTCACCATTAAGTTGATCTAACAAGGTCTGAACCTTTGTTTTATTAACTTCCGTTATATCCTCTCTTTTTAGCAGAGCATTTAACTTCTTACCTATATCTTTTCTATGCGCTACTTGAGCTAAACCAATAACAGGTACAGAAGCCCCCGCTAAACTCTTAGCCCCCATTATCTCTTTTTGAACTGAACTAAACCAAGAATCTGCTTCTTCTTTACCTTCAGGTATATTTGAGTAGTCTGGAATGTCCCGTTTACTTACTTCAATAGGTCTATCAGCTTCCCTATCACGATCACTAGTAGGTGTAGTGGCAGTCGGTTGTTCCTTACCTACCTCAGTATAACCTGCTGGTATTGCAACTGTAGGTTGACCATTAACAAATCTAATCGTCATTGTCAAGCCCTGATCATTAACGTAAGTCTTATACTCTTGTGTTTGACCTGCGCTGGGCAATGTGTAACCTTGCATGAAGTCAGGTTGTTGCATACTTGTAACGTCACCACCCTCGTTCATCATCATAGGTCCATCTGCTACGTCTTCTGCTTGTAGTTCAGAAACGTCAAACGGTAAGCCACCCTCTGCTGGTACAGGCTCTCCACCGATACGACCATTAGCTGCCATATCTTCAAAGCCCATCTTAGCTTGGCTACGTAGGTCTTCAAAGAACTTAACACCGTAGTACCTCACTACATCAGCGGGTACGACATATTCACCCTCACTAAGATTTGCATCAATGTCATCACGTACCTCTTCTGGAAGAGAACCCAGTGGCACTTCATTACCTGATACTGGATCTACATCTTCTACTGAACCACCTAGCGCAAAGGCCATTTCCATTTGTTCATTCATAGCCATTCCACCTTCGTTAAACATTCTGATTTTACCATCTGCTGTTTTTACTGCCATCTCTTTCATTTGTGAAATAGTAGGCTTCTTTACATTTTTAGCTAATACGAGAGGACCAACCTGTATAACTTCATCAGCTTCAAATACAGGCATTCCTGTCTTCTTGTCGTAAAATGCACTACCACGATAAGGATTCATACCTACCTGTGTCCACTCATCTGAGCCTGATGCAATAATATCTGCTGCTTGTTTTTGTAACTCATAGGGATCTTCTGGGACGTATTCACCAAAAACACGCGCTATTGTAGATTTACCCATAGGTTTATCTTCTCCTGCAGGTGTTCTACGTTTACCTCTAGCAATATCTAAAGCTTCTTTTGACTTGGAACCAAATCTAATACCTTTTAAACGTATAGCTTGTCCAAACCCAACAACACTACCCGCATCTTTAGTACCATCATGTATAGATACAACCCAAGTATCATAATTGTTATATGCAGGAATATCTAAACGAGAGGATACTTTTTGACCTGCCTCTAGACCAAAACCCTTTACACCAAGTATTCCAAACTTACCTGCTTTCTTACCAAGTGAACCCGTTACCTCTGTAACAGTTGGCATCATCTCCATAACTTCTTCTGCAGTAAACTCTTTAGGTTCTGGTATGGAGTCTGCTATCTTCTTTCTAGCTTCTTTAGATGTTATATTACCTTCAAATAATTCCTGCGCTGCTGCCTGTGAATCCGCAGGGTTTGCCTGTCTTTTTGTTTCAGGTAACTTGTTTTCTTCTTGCCATGATTTTAAAGCAGAAGGGTCATCTAATAATTTCTCTGCGTCTGAAACATCTTGATTAACTCTAGGCACCACAGGTATATTAGTAGCACCCTCTATAGCAGTGTCAGTCTGTTTAGATAGATCTGCTCCCTTACGTATCATACTCTTTGCTACTGGGCCAAGAGCAGGTATACTACCTAAAGCCTCAACTCCTGCAAGCATACCAATCTTTAGATAGTCAGGCTCTTCTTTTTGTAACTCTTTCTGCACTTCCACCACTGAGTCTACTGGTGTAGCTAAACTTACGGCTGTATCAGCAGCAGTGACTGACATAGGCTCCTCTGTCCTATCTCCAAACACTTTAGAAAAGTTATCTGCAGCAGGAGCTACCTCTGCTCTTTCTTCTGGTGTCATGTCAACTAAGCGTTTACGGTAGTCAACCATTAACTGTCTCCCTGAGTAGCTTTAAACGTCTTAGCGTACTAATAGAACCCTGTGCTGAATACACCTCTTGTACAGAACCAGCCTGTTCCATAGTCCTGTGTTGTGTAGCTATAAGGCTATCAATAAGCTCATTAAACTCATCCATAGCCTGTTTGTTATTAACGAATTGCTTAAGCGACATTACCAGTAAACCCTTGTTCTCCAGGCGCTGGTGCTGTACCTATACCCATCTGTGATCCACCACCGCCTGACGTATCAGCTACACCCTGTGGGCCTTGACCTTGTGGGGGTGCTACACCCTCTGGTCCTGCTGGTGGTTGTTGTGGTGCTTGAAACGCTTTTAAGATCTCAGCCTGAATAGCTGCGTCCTGCATAGAGTTAGTCACCTTAGATGGGTCAAGATCCATAGACTTAGCAATCTCACGAATGATATAGTCCATCTTAGCAAACGGTGCCAGTGTTGGGTTCTGTGCTACTTGCAAGAACTGCATCAAACGTTGTGAGCGTACCTCATTAGCCATAAGGCTCTCTGTACCAGATGCACGTACCTCTAGGTCACCACGAATATCCTCATCAAAGTCAAACTGCATGTTGAATGCAAAGAAGGACTTACCTAGTGGCCGTATGAGGTAATCATCAACGTTCTTAACAACATTTCGTATGCTACCATTAGCTGCAGACATAAGCATAGAGATGCCAGAAGCAGTTCGCCCCACTCCGCTGACGCCTGTTTGACCATGTGCGAAACTTGGGAAGCCTGTGCTTTCATCTGCTAATACCCTAGCCTTATCAAATAGTTGTAGGTTCTCTTGTGCTACATTCGGAAACTTGGTCCCAAAAATGCCTTGACCCGGAGCACCCCCCTGTCTACGAAACACTTTCCCAGGGTACACACTTAAGTCCTGCCCCGGAACTAAATTTGTCTCATCAACCTCTATGATTAGATTACCAGATAATGCAGCATTGTCAATAGCCATACGCATAAACCCATTCATAAGAGTTTGCGTATCATCCATATTCTCCGCTATACCTACCCCAAAGAATGAGTAAGGGTTATGTTCGTATGGTGTTGCATAATAAGGTATAGTTGCTGGCTTAAAAGGATTAAGCACAAAGCGTAGTACTTCACCGTTACACACCCAGATGTTACAGCTAAGCTCATCCAAGTCCTTGTAGTCTTTAGGAATAGATACACCATTCTCTTCTAGTAACTCTACATCGACAAAACCCCAGAACTCTAAGACTTCCCAGCGCTCTGTAGTAGCCTCAGTCTCGTTGTCTTCCATAGTCTGTTCCCAGTACTTCATATCGTAGTCTGGGCCTTTATCTACGGCAAGCTCAACAGCATCCTTCATAAAGTAAGGACGGTTCTTTAAGCTGCGTAGTTGTGTGCGAGACATCTTATGACGCTCCACTACATACTCCGCATCATCCATACTTGACGCCTCTGGGTCAGGATAGAAGTTCCATAGAGATACGTGGCTAGTAGAGGGTACAGTCTTGACCAGAGGGTCATACTCACCATCCTCATTCCAGTTAGGGTACTCTTTATCTACAGCAAATGGACCCTTCATAACACCAGTACCTAGAAGAGCCATCTCAAATGCCATAGAGCGTAGATGCTTATTAGCGCCAGACTCTACAAGCTGATCATGGATCTTCTTCTCCATCTTCTTAGCGGCCACCATAGCGGGGTGAAACGTTACTGTGGTAGGGGTAGTGCCATCCCCCTCAATAACCTTATCACTGACCGGCCCTAGCTTCTCCTCTAGTGGTCCTAGTCGGTTCTTAAGGTCAGCCATAGTCTCACCAGGTTTTAACTCAGTGTCAGGGCCAATCAAGTAAGGCTTAGGGGCTGCATCTCGTGTAATGTTATTTAGTTCATCACCAGCCTGTTCAGCATTAGGGTCAATATTGATGTGTACTGACTCAGCTACACCATCTGGTAAAATAGATGGATCAATAGTAAGTGGGAACTTATTGTTACCAAACAGTACGTCTACAATCTGACCATAGGCAGCGAGTGTCTTTGTCTTAGTGACTTTAATAAACACACGAGACTTCTCTGTGTCAGTGAATTGTACATCTGATCCGTAGATACCACGATAGTTACGATAGGCACGTAACCAGCGTGTCTCATCACCATAACGTGAATCTTCCGACCGTTTAAATCTTTCGTTTACAAAGGAAACAACACTAGATACAGACTCAAAGATGCTGTCTTCTGCATCCTCTGCTGCGGTTACTTCATCTGTTTCAAACATGAGTTCGTCTTGTTCTGCCATATTTAATATCCAAAGCTGGGGTCAGAGGCTTGAAACCCTGATCGTTGAGTTGCAGGGTTGTAGTCCCATATAGAACTTCTAGGTCTTGTCATTATACCATACCTTAGAGCGTCATACAAGTGATCTTCTGCATTTGTATCAACGTCCTCTGGGTTTCTTTTATCTAGAGGTATAGAGGGTAGTTGAGCTATTGTGTTGGTACAGTTAGCAAAGAATACAAGTCTAGGCTCTTCTGTATGCTCATCTACCTGTAACCGCCTATGCATCTCGTTCTTACCTGCTACACGAGATCCTCTAGATCTATCTGAGGGACGCCAGCGGCAACCCTTCATATTCATTTGTTCAGCCAGTGACGGGCCAGTATCACCACGCTTGTGCCATAGAGAACTATCCAAAACACCATATCTAATTGTGCCATCTTCTGCCTCTGCATCTAGTATCATATCAGCTAAATCAGTAGCTGTAACCTTAGAACAATATAACTCTCTGTAGACAACAAGCTGCTCACTGGGTGATACAGCAATCCAGACAACGCCTGTGTAGCTTCCGTAACCGTAGTCGCAAGCTCTAAACTTAGTCCAGCTTGAGGGAATTTTAAAAGGCTCAACGACATGTATGGATCTGTTCCACTCAGGAAAGGCTGCACCTTCATTGACATCCCAGTTACCTTCTAGTAGTTGCTTACGTTGATGCTCTGGTAGCGACAGAAGCATTGCCTCATAGTCACCACTTTCTGCTAAGTAAGGGTTATCAAATAAACTAGCAGGTATAAACCTACGCTTAAACAGTGACTGCCCAGCTTTAGAGTGACCCGCTGGATACTTAATCTCTTCACCTGTCTCAATATTAGTGGCCCAGAAAGCATCACCATACTTGGCAGGATCAATAAACATCTTCTTAACCCAGCTATGACCGCTGCCACCAGGGTTAGTTGTCGCTCTCATGTAAAGACCTAGCTCCATTGAACTAGCAGATCTCAAGCGACTCCTCATATAATCCCAAGCGAAAGGTGTAGGCCATTGAGTAAGTTCGTCGAACCCAATCCAGTTAAACGCCTGACCTTGATACCTCGTAACGTCCATATCCTTATCAAGATATGACATCCACAGTCTACCACCTCTAGGCGAGATCCACTGAGACTTTCTTTCAGACCACTTGATTCCCGGTACAGCACGAGGATACAACTCCTGAGATTTTTGTATAAGTTCCCTTAGTTCTTCTGTAGTGTGTCGTACTAACAACCCGCTAAAGTTAGGGTGGTTCAGACCGTGTAGTGGGTCAGCAAGCATAGCATATGACTTACCACCACCAGCACTACCCCCATATAAAACTTCACGCTCAGATGAACTAAGAAAGTCTGTCTGAGGGCCGGGGTTAGGTTTAAACACGACATCCTGTGCTACCTCGACATCAAACTCAGGAGCCTTAACCTGTGCAGGA